GAAGCATCCCTCTTCATCGCTCAAGTGGCACTTGAGGACCTTTCCGGCGGATTCATCTCTCATGCGTCATACGATTCCATCTATTTGACGTTCCAGGACATGCTAACGTCCGCCTTTGAGGAATCCCTTTCACTAGGCGATGTCAAAGAGATCCGATACGTTCCTGGTGGTCAACTCCAAGTTCGTGCTGATCGCTTGACTAGTGTGGCTGACGTTAACCTATACGTCCGCATCACTGGAAAGATCTCCAAGCTCTCTGCTTCGGATTACATGAGCCTCGCTTTGACCAACTCCCTTAGCAACTGAGGGCGATAACGTGGCATTCCCAAAGCCGAAACCTCGTGAGACGTACACCGCGTACGTCAAGCGTGGGTTCAATTACGTCAAACGCAATAAGACCGGATTGCGAGGAGCGTACAAAGGACGCGGTAAAAACCGTACTCTTGACGCCACCGTGGTAATGGCCCGGATAGGCAAGGAATGGAGAGCACATAGTCGGAGGAGAAAGTAATGGGCGTTCCACGTATGATCCAAGGCCAATTTGGGTCCATTTCTTATGACACCGGAGTAATACCAGCTGGCCAAATTGCACCAGTCACGCCATCCGTTTCCTTCAATGAAAACCTTGGAAACTATCAAGGTGTTCGCCGTCATAACGACCAATTCTACATCAGGGCCACGGGAACACCGCTTGAAATATCGGCCCTCAATTTCATGACTTATGATTATGTGGACCTCCGAGACCTTTTGGAGGAAAAGGCATGTATGGACGATGTCGTAATTAACATCCAACGAACCAACGAACTACCTTATCCAGATTTTACCTACAACATTGGCCCAGGAAACATTGAGGAAACTTTCCTTGTGGTGCTAGGTGATTACAATTTGGAACAACCTGCAGGTACTCCCGGAGTAGCAGGTTTCAATGTGGCAGGTTGTAGCCGAGCCGGTTTCATACCACTTTTTGACCCAACTGGCAACGATTCTCAAGGCGGTTTGCCGTTTGAAGTATTGTACCGAGAGGTTCGCCAGTATGTTCAAGATCCGTCCCAAAACTTCACTTCGCCAAATCAAGTAGGTTCTTTTGCTGGCCCGGGTGGGAACAATATTACTCCAACTAGATTGGTTGGAAATTATCGGATGGTCAGTAGAACGGTAGGTGGTTATCCTGACCTTTTGGTTGGACCCGGTATTACAATCATACGCCAATGGACTGTTTTTCCAGCCAATCGGTCCTTTGCTCAAGCGGACGGCGGCGCTACAGGAGCGCATCCCGATGCCCCTGCGGACGAATTGACTAACCTTTCAATGCGTCTTCAATTGAACATTCCCGCCCTTCAATACAACATTGTGGGCACACAACGTCCTTTGACAGCTACTGAAACCGCCACTTATTACTCAAACATCCTAATGAAGTCATGATGGAGGCACCATCATGCTACTTCCGGGAGAGAATTACAGTGAACGTTTGATGTTTACCATGGAAGGTTATCGTGAAACATGGGTAGACGGTCGGATCGCCACACTTTACGGTGAAGCTTTTCAATCTTTGAGCGAAGCTTCATCCATCTCAAAGGCAGATAAGACACAAATTACCAAATTAAAAAGTGAGTTTCCGGGTAATGATGTTGTTGATTTTGCTCTTGACGCGTTTGAAGCAGGACGAAAAGGATTGAGATTTAGCAAAGTTGCAGCTCCCTTGATCCTTGCCGATGGTCCTCTTCCCTTTGGAGACGTTATTTTCGCCGTTGCTTTAGGCATTGACTTCGGGATCGCAGCTTACAACTTGGTGAATCGGGATGAGTGACGGTTGGATTGCAGCGGATGAACTGCAAGATCGTCGGCTTGACAACCTTGAACAACGCCTGATCCTAGTGGAGGAGACGTTGACGGAGATGAAAGCCATGCTTCGCATGCTCAAGACGCTCGGGATAGCCGTTGGGAGCCTCATTGGTCTGAATGTTCATCAGTTGATGCTTTGAGATCGTACTGTTCTTGCAGTGCCCAGCGCATTTTTTGGTCAATTGCACCATGGTAAGCAAGCCAGGACAAGAGTTGAGGCACTGACGCGTTCTCCAGGTCTTCCTCACTTGCCAATTTTGCTGAGATTGCATCCGCGATCCATGCAGAACGGGATTCTTTTGGCTTCAATTCCATTTCAAGCTCGTTAATCATTTGATTTTCAAGACTGATGGTGATGGGAACGTACTTCTTTCCTGTTCTTTTTCTCATTCGTCTTCCTCCAAATTACAAATGCAAGGATATGGAACGTCTTTTCCAACCATCCACAAGCATTCAGGGCAAACAGTGTAATCATTCGTCATCATCATCACTCCTTGGATCGTGTCCATGCAATTTAATGCCCATTTGCATCCAACAAAAATACATTTTGTGCATGAAGTGGTCCACGTACTCGGGATTTAACCAGGTGTCTTCCATTTTTTGGTTATCGAAGGCGGGAAGGTCAAACCAATAATCGTTCATGACGCATTTCATCATCGTGAACCACCCGTTTAGATCGCCCATGATGTCGGATTTCTCTTTGAATGCAAACTCTTCGGTTGGTGGTTGGTTGTAATCCTTCATTGGGTCACCTCCAGGTGATTGAAAATGTTCTTTCCGTCGTGTTCGTTGCACGTGCCAAGCGGTTTGAGGCGATCACCAGGGTGCCACCGCCAAAGATAGCCAGTTGCTGGCCATGCAACAAGCACTCCACCATATGGATCGTTGACCAAAAGGAGGTCATACCTGGTCCCCTCAGCTTCGAAGACCATGTGAGTTGGGTTAAACAACAAATCAGCCATCAAATCAACCCCTTTTCAGACAAGATTCCAAGCTCATCGTTAATTCTGAGTGCTTCTTCGAGCAATTCAAGCATGCGATTTATCCTTGGAGAGGGTTTCGAGCTCTGTTGTCGTTGCTTCCGTGTAAAATGCCAAAAGATTTGGCTCAATTGGTCGGCGTTTCGGTCGTATCTGCGTGCGTCCATGCAACTCCGAGCGGGTATTCGTTCATAATGATTGGGGTGGGAATACGAGCGAACCTATGGAACAGCGCACTGCGTGCTATTATTCCACTATGTGCAACAGCCGGCACTGATTGTACGATTGCATTATATTTATAGACTAACCCTTTCATGATAGGTACATGGCATCTGCTAAGACCCGAGATTTTGAAGTGTTTGAAACTATCATTGCTGATTTGAGCGGCAATGTGAAAACTATTGACCTCAATACGTTCGTGAACGTTGCCGAAATGGAAGCTTTTGGAATTGAATCCATCAGTGTTGGTATTGATCCTAGTACCGCAGCTCCGGAAGCATCCCTCTTCATCGCTCAAGTGGCACTTGAGGACCTTTCCGGCGGATTCATCTCTCATGCGTCATACGATTCCATCTATTTGACGTTCCAGGACATGCTAACGTCCGCCTTTGAGGAA